TTTACTAAAAGAGAGCAGGGAAAAGCTTTTGGTGTATTTGACCAATTAGTTGCAAATGTCAAAAAGCTACTTGCTAAATTACCTGGCGGTTCTACAAGACTAGCTTCTTATGCTGCTGCATTGTGGTTAGTTAAAGAACAAGCTGCAATTGAAAACAACAACACGTTGAACGAAGAGCTCTTAATAGAACAATATCTATCAGAAGCTGAAAACAGATTTATTAATGAATGGGCTGATATTATTGAAGCCACAGATAAAGAAGAAAATTCAGTAGGTGGTGGAGCGATCGCAGGATTGGGAGTCGGAGCACAAGGTGAACCTGGCGTTTCTAAAAAGGCTCAAAAGAAACATACGCGCAAAAATTTTAAAGATTTTGCCAAGGAAAAATAATGAAACAAGAAAATAGAGATAACGTTTTTGAACAACTTAAAATCGACGAAGGCGTTGTATACGAAATATACAAAGACCATCTCGGCTATCCTACATTTGGTGTAGGTCATTTAGTATTAGATTCAGACCCAGAGCATGGTGCTGATGTTGGTACACCAGTTGACGAAGACAGAGTTAAAGATTGTTTTGATAAGGATTTAGAAATCGCTATCAGTGAGTGTCATGCTCTTTATACTGAAGAATCATTTAATGATTTCCCTGGCGAAGTTCAAGAGATTCTTGTTAATATGATGTTCAATATGGGACGAACTCGTTTGAGTAAGTTCAAAAAATTTAATGCTGCATTACACGAAGGTGACTGGGCAGAAGCCGCAGTTGAAGGTCGTGATAGTAGATGGCATAAACAAGTGACCAACAGAGCAGAGCGCTTGATGGTCAGGATGGAACAAGTTTAATAAATAAACCAAACAATACTTTATACGGAACTAAAATGACAATAGAAAAAATTATCCAAGCTGCTATTGATAATAATCCTTTAAAGCTTAAAGAAGCTTTTGAAGGCGAAATGTCTTCTCGTTTACATAGTGCTTTACAAGAAGCAGTTAGTAATATGAACGAAGATGATAGGTTTGGTGACACTGATAAAGTTACAATTGAATATAAAGGTAATGATGAGCGTCGCAAAGAAGAAGCAGAAAGATATGGAATTAAAATTAGCGCGCCAAGACAGAGAGATGGAAAATCTATCGTAACTGGTGACCATGATAAAGTTGCTAAATATTTAGCAAAACATTACGGTTCCGAAGAAAAAGCCAGAGAAAAACATCCAAGAGTTTTCAAGTCTGATGATGACAGTGGCGACAGCGAATTTAAACCAGTAGCTATTCAAGTAGGTGGCTCAGGAAATCTTCAAAAGATATTTGACGCTATGAACGAACAAGGTGAAGTAGGTTTAGATGAAATGTTAGGATTTGAGGGCGGAGGTGATGCCGATGTCCGTGGGGAAACTGTTTTTTATCCAGACTCAGAAGTAGATGAAAATGGTTTAAAAGAAATTATAAAGAAATGTGATTACCGAACTAAACTATCAAATTACACTGCAAAGCGTATAGCTGCACATATAAACAACGGTGGTAAAGTTAATAGCTGGGAGCCTAGCGAAGACGATACACAAAACATCGGCTATGATGCAATATATTACAATGGCTTGCTTGAAAATGTAATTAAGCCTAGTGGTTCAGGTTTAACATATAGAGCCAAATTAAGTTAAAAAAAGGAGAAATAGAGATGTCTATTGAAAAAATTATAGCTGAAGCAATTGATAACAACCCGCTTAAGCTAAAAGAAGCATTTGAAGATGAAATGAATGCACGTATTCGTAAAGCACTTGAAGAAAAGTACAAAGAAATGACTTCTGAAGAAGAGGAAGTTGTTGCTGAGGAAACTGAAGAGTTAGTCGAAGAAGATGAAGATGAATCTGATGAAGAAGAATCTGATGACGACGACGACGAAGAAGAGTTTGACGAAAAAGCTTGCGTTGCTGAACTAAAGAAAAGACATGCTGACGGCGAGTCAAAATCTGACTGTATTAAAGCTGTTAAAGAAAAGTATGGCTGTTCAGAGTCTAAGTGCAACGAGTTATACGCACAATATTGTAAGTAACTTAAACCATGTGGTCATGGATTCTAAGTTGGTTTAGTAAGCGGTATACTATTACCGTTTCTTACGACACTAAGTTTGGAAACGTTGACGACAAAAAGTACCTTCATGTACGGAAGATTAAGAAGAGTACTTGGAAAGAGCTTGTGTTTATTACTGCAGATAAGAAGCTGGTCTCCGTACGGTCAGCTAGTGGTCTGTTTTATAGAATTGAGGAAGAGTAAATGTATCAATTATTGCTAGGAGTTATTTTAATTCTCGGTGGTGGTTGTTATTATCTATTTGACCAAAATCAAACTCTAATAGGAAATAACGCAAAGTTAGAGCTTGCTGTTGAAGAACAAAAGCAAGCTATCGAAGCTATTAGAGAGTCATACGAAAGACAAGGTGAAGCACTCAATAATATGAGTCGTGCTAATGCTGCTATTGAAGCAGAAAAAGAACGTTACCTTGAAATTTTTAAACGACACAATCTCAATTTATTAGCAATTAAAAAACCTGGTATGATTGAGACTCGTATCAATAATGGTACAAAAGAAGTATTTGAGGGATTAGAAAATGATAGCAAGAACATTACTGTTAGCGCTACTGACGACAACGATAATTAGTGGTTGCTCTTTATTACCACAAAAGAAAGTTGAAATAGTCAGTAAACCTGTCCCTATTAATATAATCCAACCAGAATTACCAAGACCAATTAATTTAGCTGATGTTCAGATGAGTGTTGTATCTGAAGCAGTTATTGTTAATCCTTGTAAACGTTCTATTCCGTTTGACCCACCCCAGTACGATGATAAAGGTGCTGAAAAACTCAAACGTCCAAAAGCATGTGATTTAGAGGATAGAGAGAATCCAACGTGGCCAGTCGGCTATACATATCTCGATAGATTCCTCGATGAAAATAAAATTGCACAAGGTGGTGACATAGTTTTCGTAGCAACTACGATAAAAGACTATGAAATAATGACAGCAAATTTCCAAGAGCTCCGTAGGTATATCAGAGAGCTAGGAGAAGTCATTGTTTATTATCGTAAGGTAACCACCAATGACAAAGAAGAAAAGGCAGCTGAGTCAAAACCAGTTGACCAGTAGACCACTTAGTCACCGTTCATCAGAAAATAAATCTTAATTAATATCATTCTAATAAGATTAACTTATAAATAATAGTTGACAAAACTATGAAGCTGTGATATAATAACCCATATTAGGAGACAGCGTGTCAGACGAACTCAATCATGTCAAAACCGACATTGCTCTAATTAAAAACGACATCAAACAAATCGAAAGATTTTTTGATAAAGTTGACGAAGCTATGGACCAAATGGTCAACATTAGTCAAGATATTGCGGTGCAACAAAACGTGTTAGAAACATTTGAGAGCAAGTTAAATACAGTTGAAAACAAAATAGATACACAAGCGCGCATTAATGTTGAATCGCGATTTGCTTTTAAAGAAGAGCTTGACGAGCACAAATATAGATTTAAAGAAGCTATGACAGATGGAATGAATCAAGCTCAAACTGCACATCAAGATTATAACTTAAAACAACGTGAATGGATGGAAGAGCGTTCAGAACGAACACTTACAGCTATTAATACATTGACTAAAGAACTGAATGTAAAAATTGACGAACTTGATAGCAGAACTCGTTCATTAGAGAATCTCAAATGGTGGTTACTTGGTGCAGTAGCTGTAGTCACTGCTGGTGCCAATATGTTTATTGATATGATGATGGGTAAATAGTGGTTGACAAATCCAACCAAACGTGTTATAATATACCCCACTTAAATTAAAACAGATTTATTATGATTGATTTTGTTGATGTACAATACGCTCAGACCCTTGCTGGTCGCATGGAGCGATATAAAGTAACACGAACAAACCCTTACAGAATTAACTTCCGTTGCCCATTGTGTGGTGACAGTCAAAAGTCTCGTACAAAAGCAAGGGGTTGGCTGCTTGAGAAAGACAACAACTTTCACTATTATTGTCACAATTGTGGTGCAAGTCATTCCTTTTCCTACTTTCTCAAGTTAGTCGACCCTCTTGCGTTTAATGATTACCTGTCTGATAAATTTATCAATAAAACAAAGAAGAAAGACGATAAGTCAATATTAGAGAAAACTAAATTTGAAGCTCCAAAATTTGATAGTAAAAAAACAATAAAAAGTATAAAAAAAGTATCTCAACTTGACTGGAACCATTTTGCGAAAATATATATACAGAAGAGGCTAATTCCTTCTGAGCAACATTATCGACTCTATTACACTCCAAAATTTAAAACTTGGATTAATAGTATCATACCAGATAAATTTGCTAATACAGACAATGACGAGCCTCGTTTGGTAATTCCATTTCTTGACGAAGACAAGAAGATATTTGGAGTATCAGCTAGATGTTTTAAACCAGACTCTAGCCTAAGGTACATTACAATTATGTTCGAGGATAGACCTAAAATCTTTGGCCTCGATGTTGTTGACTTCAATAAACGCTATTATGTTGTTGAAGGTGCACTTGATTGTATGTTTTTAAAGAATGCAGTTGCAATGGCAGGTGCTGATGGAAATACCGAAGCTTTAAATAATGTTGCAGAAAACGCAGTATTCGTTTTTGATGCTGAACCTCGTAATAAAGAGATTCACAAAAGAATGGAAAAGATTATTGACCGAGGGTATTCTATATGCATTTGGCCAAACGATCTTCCAGGAAAAGACATTAATGAAATGGTCCTTAATGGACATAAAAATATTGAAGAAACAATTAGAAATAACGTTTATAAGGGACTAGAAGCAAAGATGAAATTTACATTTTGGAAAAAATCATAATGGCATCACTTCTCTTATCCACCTTTTCATTCTTCCAAACAAAAAGAAATAACTAGGAGAGTAGTATGCAATATTGTGGCATAGAAATCGACAACCGCAAAAACAAGATTTTATCAGAACAATCACTAAAACTTTTACAAGACTACTATTGTAGGGAAGACGAAAAATCACCTCAACAAGCTTTTGCAAGAGCAGCAGCTTGTTTTAGTAATGGCAACAACAAATTAGCACAACGAATATATGATTATGTTTCTAAAGGTTGGTTCATGTATTCATCTCCAGTATTATCCAACGCTATTATTAAAGGTGAAGAAGTTAAAGCACTACCGATTTCTTGTTTCCTAAGCTATGTGCCAGATACACTTGATGGTTTAATTGACCATACAAATGAGTTAAGATGGCTATCAGTAAAAGGTGGCGGAGTTGGTGGACATTGGTCAGACATTAGAGCAGTATCTAAGAAAGCTCCTGGTCCTATGCCATTCCTACATACAGTCGACGCAGACATGGTTGCATATCGACAAGGACGAACACGTAAAGGTTCTTATGCAGCTTATATGGATGTTGACCATCCAGACATTATTGAATTTATTAACATGAGGATTCCTACTGGTGATGTTAACCGTAAAAATCTGAACCTACATCATGCGGTCAATATAACAGATGACTTTATGAAAGCCGTTGAAGCTGGTACAGACTGGAACCTTCTAGACCCTAATGATAAGAGCATCAGAGAAACTATTAAGGCTCGTAAGTTATGGGAACTTATTTTAGAAACAAGATATCGTACAGGTGAGCCTTACTTAAATTTCATTGATACAGCAAACCGTGCATTACCTGATGCACAAAAAGCAATGGGCATGACCATTAAGGGGTCTAATCTATGCAATGAAATCCACCTTGTCACCGATGAAAAACGCACAGCAGTTTGTTGTTTATCATCTGTTAATTTAGAAATGTATGACGAATGGAAAGATACAAATATGGTAAAAGACCTTATTGTATTTTTGGATAATGTATTACAATTCTTTATTGATAACGCTGGTGATGAGATTAGTAAAGCTCGTTATAGTGCTGAGCAAGAAAGGTCACTCGGTTTAGGAGCTATGGGATTACACTCATATTTTCAAAAGCATTTAATACCTTTTGATAGTGATGAAGCTATAGCGATTAACGATATCATATTTAAAGACATTAAAACAAAAGCACTTGAAGCAACTATGACTATGGGTAAACAACGAGGTGAAGCTCCCGATATGAAGGGAACAGGTCGTCGTAATGCTCATATGTTAGCAATCGCTCCAAACGCAAATAGTTCTATGATTGTAAACACTTCACCAAGCATCGAGCCTTGGAAAGCTAATGCATTTACTTCAAGAACAAGGGTGGGAAGTCACCTAAATAAAAATCCATATCTCGAGAGAGAATTGGAAGCTATTAATAAAAATACCGAAGAGGTTTGGTCGTCAGTCATTACAAATGGCGGCAGCGTACAACATTTGGATTTTTTAAGCACTCGTGTTAAGGAAGTATTCTTAACAGCAATTGAATTAAATCAGTTGGCTCTTATCAGACTAGCAGGAGACAGACAGAAGTACCTATGCCAAGGACAATCTCTAAATATATTCTTCCCTGCAGGAGCAGATAAAGCAACTCTTCATAAAGTTCACTATGAAGCTTGGAAACAAGGAACAAAAGGACTATATTATTTAAGAACAGAAACATCTAACAAAGCCGAAAACGTATCGCAAAAAGTCGAACGTGAAAAGTTAGATGACATTATTAACCCAGACGCAGTAAGATTTAGTAACGGACAAGAGGAAAATCAAGATGAGTGTGTCGCCTGTCAAGGATAGAAAGATGGATGTAACAATATACACAAAATCAAACTGTCCTTTTTGCGAAAAGGCTAAAGCATGGTTTAAGCAAAGAGGATTTACATATACACAAATAGTGCTCGATGACGAAGAGCAAAGACTAGCATTTTATCAAAGAGTAAGTAATGGTAAAGAAGTTAGGTCAGTACCACAAATTTTTATTGACGATAAACACATTGGAACATATAATGACCTTATGGCTATTGCAGATACTCTTGTTAAGAAGCAAGGTGGTCTGTTAGAGTTTTCAGAAACATATAAGCCCTTTCATTATCCATGGGCTGTAGAAATTACAACAAGACATGAAAAAGCACATTGGATTGAAGATGAGTTAGATTTATCAGAAGATGTAGCTGATTGGAAAGGTGGAAAGATTACACCAGTTGAAAAAGAGTACATTACAAATATCTTAAGATTATTTACTCAATCTGATGTTGCTGTCGGTCAAAACTATTACGACCAATTTATTCCTAAGTTTAAGAATAATGAAATTCGTAATATGCTTGGGTCATTTGCAGCTCGTGAGGGTATCCACCAGAGAGCTTATGCTCTATTAAATGAAACCCTTGGACTACCTGATAGTGAATACCACGCGTTCTTAGAATATTCAGAAATGGCAGATAAGATTGACTATATGAGAAAAGCTGATACAGCAACATTACGTGGTCTTGGTTTATCATTAGCTAAATCAGTATTCAACGAAGGTGTTGCACTCTTTGCTTCTTTCGTAATGCTATTAAACTTCCAGCGTTTCGGTAAAATGAAAGGTATGGGTAAAGTTG